TTAGGATTGGTTGTCTAAACTAATCTAAATAAATTTAAGCAAAATAATAGTCTCTACATTTATTAACATCTGCATCTGGAACTCTATTATTATTTATATTATCAAATGAGTCTCCTCTCAATAATCTATAAATAAAACTTAGTGAATATACACCACATTCACTTCCACCTTTTTGATGTTGTTTAGTATTATGGCCAGTAATTGGTTTTTTTCCTAATTTTTTAATAAAATCATTAATTCTATTCATAAATTTTGTGATTTCTTTTTTATCGTCTTCTTCAGATAAGTCTGGTTCTAATCCATATGAATCAAAATAGTAAGATTCACCGCTATTAAAGTCAGCATATATGGCTACCCAATGACTACCTGATTGATTATGTCTATCTAAATTAATTATAAGTCCTATTTTTGTTTTTCCTTTGTCTAAAAGATCTCTTTGAAAATTTAAATTTTTAGTACCATATTCTTCAAAATCATTAAAATCATATGGGACTGCACCAAAAGATTTAAATTCTGGATATACATATTCTTTTTGTTTTAATGATTTCTTTATATTTTCCGAGTCTAACCATTTATTGCCTTTATTTGGGCCTTCTGGTAAAAATGTATTATCTTTTAAATCATCTTTAATTGAATTATTTAGTCTTTTCATGAAAGATTGTTTGGTCCAACATATTTGATCTGTACATTTTTTAAATTTAAGTTTGAATTGCTTTAATAAATATCGTTTGTATCTATCTGGTTTAGTCTTTGCATATTTATGATCAACCCTTATTTTATTTTTTGGATTTTCTTGATTAAATGCATCTGCCATTGCCATTAAACTATTTAAAGGTATACATGACCAATCTTCAAATTTTTTAGATGGTGCACATTTATAGTCTTTGTCACTTATAGGTCTTAAGTCTTCAGATGTTATAGTATACATTACTAGATAATTATCATCATTTAATTCTAAATCTTGTCTAGACATTATATTATTAATTTATAAAAAAATATTTGGTTTTGGTGGTTTTATAAAAGAATATTATTCAAATTTGTATCAAGATTATATTTCTTATCAAAAAAATGATAAGTCCCGGATTTAGTATAAACACCAATCAATTCTGAATTTGCATTCCATATTCCTCCTCTTGAATCAAGATAGTGTATAATGTTATTTATTTTAATTTCATCTAAAACAATCTCGGGTTCATCCGATTGTATAAGTACTTTACTATTATTTGTAAAATTTGTTTTTTCTTTTAAATCTGGGAATAGTTCGAATAATTTTTCTATCATAACCATTTCTTCACCATTAAGTTCTTTCTTAAATTTATTGTTTTGTAATTTTTTTGTAATTATGTTTTTTACCTTATCTTCAATATTTGTATCTGATTGATTATTTGTATTTTGCTGATTCATCTATTAGATTATTAGTTAATCTAATAAATATTATAATTCTTATGTTGTGATTATCAATTTTTCTAGATAAATGAATAACCATCATCATCATCCTGTACAGGCTTTTTATTAACAATACTTGGTTTTTTAATTGGATTAGTAGTTATTGCTGGTTTATTAGTTATTGTTGGCTTACTGGTTATGCCTGGTTTATTAGTTATTGTTGACTTATTGGTTATGATTGGTTTACTAGTTGTTATTGCTGGTTTCTTTGGGGCAATAAACATATAATCATCATCATCATCAGTATCTTGTTTTTTTTTAATAATTTTTGGTTTACTATTACCAGAAACTGGTGTTGCTTTTGGTTCATCTTTTGTAATAAACATGTAGCCATCATCATCATCATTGTATTCTACTTTTTTCTTTACATTTTTAATATCTTCCATAATATTATCAATAATATTTTTATAATCTGGATCTGATACATTATAAATTTTTTCTACGACGCTCATAATAAGTTTATTTTTCTTAACCGGTCTACTTTCAATATATTTAATTAATAGATCTAATTTATCTTTATTCTTTCTAAAAAATAGTACATAATTCCACATTTTTTCGAATATTGGTAAACTTTCTGCGAACCATTTCCTATCTCTGTTAATTAGTACATTCTTTGATACAACTAACTTCCAATATATAACTTGATCAAAAAAGTGATTTCTATATTCATCTTTATATTGTATTTCACACATAGTTTGAGCAATCCATAAATCACAATCATATGGTGTCATTTCTATTTTTGGTGGATATATGAACATTGCATCATCCCATACAACAGTATCATATTTTCCATCAAGAATATCTGCCATTTTACTTTTTGGTAATAATTGTATTAGACAACCTTTTTCAAAAGATGTTTCTTTAGATCTAAATGGTTCTGTTGGGTGTGTATCTGCAATAAAGTCTTCTCTATTATTATATTCTCGTAGTTCGCATTGCCAGAAATCACACTCTTCCAAATCACAACATTCAAGTTGCAACTGTACTTGCACCCAATAATAAATAGGACAAATATAATCAATAATGGGACCTTCTGTTTTAATCTTTCTAACATATGGGCATTTAATTTCTAACATTCTTCCAACGAATTTTGATTTATTTTGTCCATTTAATTTGTATTTACCGGCAATACTATCTGGACTGGCTCCTAAAAATTTATATTTTGGATGTCCAATTAAACCAAATGCTTCACATTTAATATTCATTCTATATTCATATATTAAAATAGCAATCTCTTCCAGTTTTTTTCCATGATATACAAATACATTTGAAATAAATGGAAGTCCAATAGTCTTTTTTAATATAAATTTGAATTGTTGTTCATGTGGATTAACATCAATTACAGTCCCACCATCACTTGCTGTAATCTTACCATCTCTCATCTCAAACCATTCTGCTGATCTTTGTTCTGGTAATTTAATAGCTCTTAAAACATCAAATTGTTTACCTAATTTTATCTCTCGATCAGTGATAACATCATCAATCTGTTTATCATGTAACCATTGTGTTCCATAGGGTTCAAAATAATATTTTTTATCTGGTTTAAATGGATAATTTTTTGGATATTCATAAAGCATATTTTCTTCTATGTAATCTTGATGAAGATCAGCTAAGTAATTTTCTTGTTTTATATAGTCATCATTTACTTCTTCCATTTCTACTACTTTCATTTCTTTCATTTCTTTCTTTTTTATTACTACTTTTTTCTCATTTTTACTAAATATTTCTTTTTCTAGTTGAGCTAATTCTTCAGATGTTGGTTCCATATTTTCTTTTTGTTCTTCTTCATCCAATTCTTCTTTACCCTTATCATTATTGACTTCAAAAACTCCCACTTTATCAAATACTAGTTTCATTTCTTCTTCCTTCTCTTCTTCCTCCTCTTCTATTTCTTCTACTTTTGGTTTAAGAAGATTACTTAATAAAGTTTCATGATAATCTTTTTTCTTTGGTTGGCGTCTTTTATGATTCAAATAGTATTTACCATTTTTATCAGAATAGTATACAAAATATGTAGCTGTTTCAGCAAGTGTTTCATGGTCTGTATCACATTCTTTTTTAACTTCTACTAATATACTATTAACAGCATCAGTCAATTCATCATTATCATAAAATAGTCCATCATGATCGTCTTCGATTATCTTTTTAATTTTCTTGTCATAGTTTAATAATTTGGACATATAATTATTAATCTAGTTTATATGTATGTCTTTATATGTTATTGGATGTTCAATTTTTATAAAAATTGAATAATGAATTGCCTATCATATTTATTTATAATAATTATAAAAATAATAAAAATGGCCCAAAGACCGTCTACCCATTATGCGTTTTCTACTACTGGAATATCTATAGCCACTTTATTGTTCATAATATTATTTCTTCCATTCTTATTATATTTAATTATAATTGGATATTCTTACTCTGTCATCTACATACTAAAAAACTTTTTATTGGTTACTGATCCAAGACAAATTATGTCTATTCTGTATCTTATACCAGCAATAATAATGGTATCCATATCAATGATAATGGCATACAATGGTCACATTTAATTTATTTAAGGAAAAAGTTGAAAAGTATATCATAAATAATGCATCCACCATATGTCAATTACTAATTATAGATCCAATTAGAGGGAAATGAAAATATCAACTGACAATACTAACAGTGCTCAGGATCCTAAGGATCCTAAGGACAAAGAAGTATGTTTAGTGGTTACAGGCTCAGTAGATGCGGGAAAGAGCTCGTTTATTGGAGTAATGACAAATGGTGTTCTTGATGATGGTAAAGGTTTAGCCAGAAGTGTTGTTGCCAGACATCCGCATGAAGTATCAGAAGGTAAAACGTCTGATATATCTACTAGAACTTTAAATTTTAACGGAAAAAATTTAACATTAGTTGATTTGTGTGGACATGAAAAGTATTTGAAAACTACTTTGTTTGGGATCACTGGTCTATTCCCAGATTATGGGATATTAATTGTATCAGCGAACAGAGGTTTATTGCCGATGACAAAAGAGCATTTAGGTATATTACTCTATTTGAAAATACCGTTTATAATATTAGTAACACGTGTCGACATAACGCCTTTAAATATTTATGAGTTAACTATTAAGAATATTACATCTATTTTAAAAAAATATAAGAAAAAGCCTAAATTTATTAATTCAATTGAAGAACTCACTTTACTACATAATCCTGAGGAATTAGCTAAAAAAGAGAAAGAATCATTATTAATAATAGATAAGATTACTCCTGAATTACGGGTTAATCCATTTTTGACGCCGATATTATCAGTATCAAATAAAACTGGATATTATATGGATGTTGTTAGGTATTTATTATCTAAATTAGAGTCCAGACCGATTTGGAATGAAGAGATACCTGGAACAATATTTTACATTGACAGTAAATTTACTCCTCTCGGTATCGGTCTTGTAGTTAGCGGAGTTGTTAGAGGAGAAACAATTCATTCAGGAACAGAAATGCTAATTGGACCTTTTAGTAGCGGTGAATTTAAAAGAGTAAAAGTATGGTCAATTCATAATAATAATAAACAATCTGTTTCTAGTCTTGATGATAGAAATAGAGGATGTTTAGCTATAAAAACACTAGATAAGAAAGATGAAATATCGCCAGCACTAATTAGAAAAGGATTAGTAATCATAAGTAAAAATATGGAACAAAGTATATGTTTTGAATTTAAAGCGGATGTTGAAATATTAAATCATTCGTCTGTTATATCACCATATTATACTCCTGTAATTCATTGCGGTTCAGTAAGACAAACAGCTAGAATATTATTTCAAACTACACCTGAAAATCCAACTTTGAAATTAGGAGATCGCAAAGAAGTGTCTTTTAGATTTTTTGCTCATCCAGAATTTATTGAAAAAGGTAGCACATTCTTTTTTCGAGAAGGAAGAACAAGAGGTGTAGGAGTTGTAAAAGAAGTATTGCTTCTTAAAGATGATCCATCTCCCCTTCCAACACCGCAAAATAAAAAACGGCGAAGGAAATTTAATAAGAGAAGAAATGTAAAGATTGTTTAGTTTATGAAAAGAAATTTCGAAATATAAATATATATGCCAAAATTAAGTGTTTATCAAGCAATAAATAAAAGTTTTCTTTTATGGGGAATTA